GACATCTCTAGTGTTTGATTGATGAAGTCTAGTTAATTAATCAGAGGACTAGTTAGGATAACCCGCTAGCGTGACCGAGCCACTCGTCGCCATTATCAGGTACTTATTTCCGTCGCATACCAGCGATACAGATGCCCCAGCAACAGCTGAAAGTGTCAGTCTATCACCCTCAAGAGATTCAGCAGATCCACTGGATGAAATATTTCCACCCGGATAAATGGTCCCACAAAAAGAGGCTTTAGCAGAGTCAGACGAAGAGCCGGTTAAAATATTGGCCACAGCAGCTGTGTTTCTAAACGTAAATGTTGCACCAGGAACAGTCGAAGCTTGTGGCATCGTCGTTGTGGTTGCGGCTGATCCTTCTAAGGTGTACACACCACCATGGGAAATGGTAGCATCAGCAGATACAGAAATTACATCATACCGAGGGGCCTGATCTATATGAATTCCTCCTCCTGCTGACTGGACCACCCCTTGCGCGCTAGAAATTCTTACTTTTGGCATAATATTTGCTCCTTTGTGTTTATAACTATACTGTTACTATGATCATGGTAAAACAAAAAGGGCGCCTTGGACATGTCCAAGGCGCCCCGGTGGTCAAACACCTTATCTAATTTAGATGATGCTCATATCAGTGACCGTAACCGTACCGTAGAAGTCGGAACGAACCATCTTCTTGCCGTAGCGAGTCATGACACCCTTACGCGGGGTGAAGTCCTCAGGCGCGAAGATCGTCGGAGTGACAATCAGCGGCACATATGGTGCATAGACGTAGCCAGTCTCGAGGTAGCTACCACCCTTGAATCCAACCAGGACCTTATTCCGTGGGAAGTAGGGATCCTTGTAGACCGTGAAGCGGTTGCTCAACGTACCGACCTTTTCAGCACCGATGACCATTCCAGAAGCCTGGCCATCACCGTCGAGGGTGTAACTCGGCTTGTAGAATACCGAAGCCTCCAAGATGGTGGCGACATCCGGTCCGACCACGACGAAGTTAGCCGATCCACGCAGCGTCTTGCGATGGATCTGATTGCCCACGTCGATGATGGTCTCAATCAAAGTCTCATACCACTCACGGACCGTGCCACGCCAGGCAGGACCGGGAGAGAGAGAGTTGCTAGCCAGCACCTCGGCGCCTGTCTCCTTGTTGACGAACTTACCAGGTGCACGGGACCAGTAATAATTGGCCGCGTTGCCCTGCAGAAGTAGATCATTAAGGATCTCTCGATCGATCTCAAGAGCGATCTGCTCAGACAGGATCTGGGTCAGTTCCACCTCAGCGTCTAGGCTGTGGTAGGCGTTCAAGTCCTGAGCGAGCTCAGGCGACCATTTGGCCCGCAGCTTGCGGGTATTAGCCACTACGGCGAGTGCCTCGATCTTGATGTCGATCTCGGGGATAGCCGGTTGTGGCGACGTCGCGAAGTTCGACTCGAAAGCCGGAATCACCAGGTGGTCGCCGGCGGTCGCGGAAGACTGTGCTGCCGCTATCGGGAAGGAAACGTCAACCGTGGGGTTAGGAATACCACTACCCTTGGAGTTAACACCAGAGCAGATCAAGAGCAATGCAGCGTTTGCATCACCTGGCGAGATCAGAGGCTTGGAAATGAACGATGTCCCATCCCAGGTCCCGAGCTGATTCAGGCGGCGGACATTAACGACCGTACCTTCCTGGATCTTATTTCCATCCGTGTCAAGCTTGGATCCCGAGAATGCCCCGGTCTCCTTCATCACGAATTCCTTGACCAACGTACTATCTGCATTAGCAAAAGCAGCGGCCGTGAAACTCACGAAGAGTGCAGTGTACACACCATTACCAGCGCTAGATCCAGGTCCGCCAGAGTTGTTCTCAATCGACTTCACGATCTGAGGATCAAACTGGAGTAACTTGCCATCTGTTCCCGTGGCAAATAGGTTCTTGGCGTTGGTCAGTGTTGTGGTACCACCAAAGGCACCAGAGTCCAACAGGGTGAGAGCAGTCTGGAGCTCCCATACTCGAGAGTAACCAGAGCCGGCCAAGTCGTACTGGCCACCGATGGCGGCGGATCCAGTCTGCACACCCTTGCCTGCGGGGAAACCGTAGATCGAAGAGCCCGTGGGATACGGGTCCGGCGTGCCGACATTACCTGCCAGGGCGCCACCATAAGTGTAGTCCAGATAGAAGAGCAGCCCGGAGGGGAGACTCATCGGCTGGATTGAGACAAGCTCGTTCGCAATCAGTCCACCGAAGACTCGGCGCACGATCGGGAAGGCGATGTTAGTGAAACCGCGGATGTCACCTGAACTAGCCAGGTCACCTGCTCCGGTTGAGATCGAGGAAGCCTCCCTGAGGACCTGACCGGCCTGATTCTCCATCAGACGTGCCATGTTCTCGCGGTGGACTCCCTTGAGGCCACGAAGTAGACCTGTGCGGGCCCACTTTTCGACCAGTTGCTTATTTTGTCCGCCCAGATTCCTCTGTCGGATACCTTCAGTCAACTGATCCAATGAAAATGACTTAGACATTTGTTTTCTCCTTGAGTGTTAATAGATGGTTAGTCATTGCCGTGTAATCCGGCGAGGACTGCCCATCGATCCGCCTCAACGCCACTGGCAGCCGGCTGAGCCGACCGGGTTGATCTGGAAGACGATCCGAGCGTCCGTAAAGCTCCCTCATTTAATTTACTACCACGCGCGCGCCGGGAGAGGGATCCCGACAGGCTCTTGTAGAGAAGCTTAGCCTCACGGAGCGTCTTGGCATTATCTAGGGCCTCGACAATTGCTCGTTGCTGCTTCACTGAAAGATTCTTGTTCTGCATAAGTTTATTGGCATAGAGCAGCTTAGCATTGAAGAGATTCATCTCAACAAGCTGGTGCTTCATACCGGAAAGGGCCTTACGATACTGTCTTACTTGATCAGTACCGCGCCGCCGGCGTGTCTGGCGGCGTGTCTCTGCGATTCTTCGTGAGGATCGTCGGCGGCCTAAGGCTCGCTGACGCCTTCTATAAGACTCTGGCACTGTCGCGTCGTTGCCTGGGCCAACGGATGCCCCAGGAACAGATGGAGTTGATACGCCAGGATCACCGAGCTCGTCGGCCAAAGCATTAAGAAGATCATCCTCATCGATGTCGAGAATGACATCACCTAAGTCCTCACCGCCGTGAGCCAGGGATGGATCGGCCTCGGCGGCACGGCCCTCCTCCTGCTCGCGGAGTCGGCGCATGCGTCGGAGTTCTCTTCGGAGAGTGGTCTCATCAATTTCATAGACTTGCCCCTCTTCGACATCCTCATCGCCGAATGCCAGGGCCTCTTCGCCCTCACCTTCGCCTTCGGGTTCGAACTCATCGAGCTCCTCACCTTCCTCCTCCTCTCCACCAACGAGTGAAAGCTCTACATCAGCTAGAATGTCTTCTAGCGCTGCGTCCACTGCATCAGGATCCTCGGCGGCGGCGAGATCGTCGACCTCCTCATCCTCAAGCTCCAACGAGAGTTCAGCCTCATCGAGCTCTTCTTTGTCTTTCCCTTCCTCGAAAAGAAAGTCGAAAACGTTTTGCCGGTTTGACATATTCCTCATCTCCTTAATTAACTCAGCCAGTTTTGGTTCAAGTATTTCCTGAGTGTCATGCTCACTAAGTATGACGACACTACGTAATTTTAATGCCTCCCTTAAACAATAATTAAAAGAAAGGCTCAATCGATGTTTCTGTAATGCTGTTAATTTTTTCCTGTCAACAGATTCCAACAACTTTTTAATCTTTTGGACCGTCGTCTCTATCATCTGTAGACGCTGCCCCTCTGAAGATTCTCCGCAAATTAGACGTCGCAATGCTTCAGCCATCGTATCAGTGAGCACCAACTCCTCATCCCCGTCCTCTGGTTCAGAAGAATCCATGTCTATGTTGACATCACCCTGCGCAGTGACGTTGACAACAGGCGCAAGGACATCCTCAGATCCATCTTCAGGGACCCCTACGTCAGGAACGCCCAGGCCCATCGGAGGAGCACCTAGCTCCAAGTCGTCAGGTATCTCAACAGAGAACTCGTCCTCCTCATCCTCAAGATCATCAAGTTGCTCTCCTAAGATTCGCCTATTGACTAAATCTCTTATCTGGGGCATTACTGCCTCAACAACACGATTCTTTGCTGTCTCTTCAGCTAACTCTCTTAGCTTTTGAGCATCAGCAATTGCTTCCTCATAAAGTGATTTATTCATAGGCCACCTATCGCATCCTTTTCTAAGTATGAGCCATCATCGAGAAACACTCCCCCAAAGATGGCCGCTGAATATCTGCTAAATCTGAAAGATTATAGAATTCCTCTGGATCCCTATCCTCCTCATACTCATCCTCTGCCTCGACCCTACTCTGTGGAGGCGCCCCGGCCCATCCACGCTTAGTCCCCGTTCGTCTGAAAGAGCCCGCATCATTCGCCTTCCAGGATCTGGAACCTCCTATAGTAGGTCCACTGACACCTTTGCTATATAGCCCTGGTATCGGAACAATTCCTCGCGACACACCTGTTATCTCTGCCAGAACTTCATTGGGTCGTTCAAAACAAGCTCTGAGTTTCGTGGCCGCACCCACATAGTAGAGACGATTCGCCTTCTTATGGGCGAGGTGGTCTGTCCTCTGGAAGTGGGGTACTTTTGAGATCACTGCCTCTTGGGATTCCTCATCAATAAACTCGTCTTCCTCATCATCTAATTGATCCGGCGCACGGAAAGGAAATGTACTTGTTGTTATCCAGGGCTTGTGGAACTTTTGATCTAGTTGCCCATAGCCTAGGCCCTTCCGATCATCACCGTGGGTCGAGATCTGTTGACCGATGTGTTTAGCTATCTGAGTATTAGGCCACATTAGCTAACGTTATCTTCAATCAATTAATCCCACACGGCCAGGCGCGCTGCTGCCCGGTTGTGTTGGCCCACCAACAATTGGTGTATTTCCCCCCAGCTGGGAATTTACAAGATATGCCTTATTTTGTATTGATGTCAAGCTTGGATTCGCCTTACCGTTCCCAGTAAATGGAGGCTCAGCGCTCAACGTCGGAAGAACCGTTCTTTCCATCTCAGTGGTTGGAGTGGTGAGAGGAGGAGGTATCAAGTTAGGCCCAAGATTACTATGGAGTTTTTTACCCTCCCAATCGGGTTCCGGCGCGCCATCTAAGTCCGGGGCGTTACCTCCCCAGCTATAGTCTAGAAACGTCCGCCAGGGAGCAGTCCCCCAATACGCCGCGGCGTCGTGGACGCCACTGGAATCTGGAGCAGCTGGGTCTTCACCAATCTGATTCGTTACAAGCCGGTACCTAAGCAGCGTGACCACGTCCTCATCATACTCATCCCATAGAGGGGAAGCGGGAAATGATGCTTGTAATCTCGTCTCGTCAGATCTAGCCTGGGTACCACCTTCCCCAGTGCTCAGGGCAGCGGTCGAAAACATGCTACGATCAGCTGTAGTTGTCACATGGTTTCTGCGACCCATCTAGATCATCCCGTTGATCGGCCGAGCTGGTAGCTCCCTAACGTTTGGGCGGATATCTGTTCAGAAGTAGTCCTAGGCTGTAAGGCATGGCCTACACCAGATCCAAACTGATCACTGGGCTCCTCACCGAATCCTTCCGGAGCTTCCGCCTGGTCAGTGGCATTCATGCTGCCCGGACCTGGGGAGGTTGGATTTGGCACGTAAGGAGTGGCTGGTAGACCGCCACCGCCGGTGTTTACCCCTTCTGGAGACGTATCGACGTACGCCGTGTCGAATCCATCAAAAAGGAAGCCGGCCGGGCGGACTCCATCCATCACCTCTGCCTGGAACTCAGAAGTGATACTGTCATCCGTCAGATCCCCCGTGTAGATGGGACTCGCGGCGTAGATCCCCTGCATGCGCTGCTGGGAGGCCTTTCCCATTCCGTGACCCGGGTCGACTGCCTCAACCATATTCTGTTTAGCAGTTGGCATTTTTATAACCTCCTAGAGATCCGCTTGCGCAGACGAGCCTTCACCCTTTTGACCTCACGTATACGCCTGGCGAGGCGCGCCTCCTTGATCTTAAGTGCCTTGACAAAATCGATGTCCTGCTCAAGTGTGTTGGCCAGATCATCAGCGTCAACCTCAGGAGCTGCCTTGGCAACCTTCTCAGGATCGTCCTGGCCTGTCTCTAAGACCTCAGTCCGAAGCTTACGAGCCTCTTCGACCACCATCCTCTTAAGAATTGCGGGGGTAATTTTTCTCACGCGTCTCGACATTTTTATCCTCCTACTTACATCTTCTACTTATGTCATTCGTCTAGCAAGTGGACGAAACAAATCAATCGTTAAAAGCCAATTTATCCCAGTTCCTGCTGGGGCCTGAAAAAATGGAATCTAAATTAATTCCAGCACCGCCGGTGCCGGCATCTAGGCCCGGGGCTGAAGACGCCCCTGCGCGACCGGATGGGGTCTCATTGGCGATCTGCTCCTGGAGGGTCGTCCTAGCAGTGTCCTGGAGAATTCCTTGCATGATCGGATCATCTGTCACGTTAGCGACCGTTGTATCGACAGTTGTCTCAAATCTCTTTCGATGTTCCTCTAACTTTCTCTGTTTGATCTGCTGTTGTCTAATAGACTCCCCCCTGTTCTTGAGGCTCGCAGTATTAGTCGCAAGCCCCTCAGCTAGGATCTCAACTAGGCACTCCTTCACTATTGATTTAAGCTTTGATTTTGTTAACCTTGCCATCAACCTATACCAGCAAAGTTTTCCGAACCAGTTAGATTTAAGAATCTTTGTACTGGAATGTTTGTGTAACCCGCAAGAACCGAGCAAGAACCCACTCCGGTATCAGCTCTTACAAAAAGCTTGTCCACCTTTAACTCAAGGCGGCCTGAGTCTCGATCTCCAGCAGCACCTGATAATACGAAAAAATGTGTAGAGGTTGCTGGAACTCCATTTACACCATTCGCCGTGAATCCGACCCTGATCACCCCTGCGCCATCATTGAAAATACGAATCCATCTAGTCACGTATGGAAAATGTACTGCGAGGGGTGTTGTCGTAAGATGTACAGACCCAGTCACATACGGCAGTGCTGAGCCCACGTATTCGTCAGCGTTGTTATGATTTGATGCGGCCCATTGTGCCATTATTCATTCTCCCAAGTTAAAATATCATTGACGAGACGATCAATTCTATCTGTCTTGTTAAAGTGTCTATGTAGATCATCATGCGTAAAATCCCGCCCCTCAGCCATCATGAAAGCTCCCGGTGTGGAGGGTTCAGAGACAAAATCCCAACAGATCAGCTGGAAATCATCTTGGACCACATCGTGATCCCCATCTCGTTGGGTGCTTCCAACCCCGCGGGAGGATATCCCCAGTGTCACACCCGTCTCTATTAGACTCTGTAATATCTTGCCCGAAGGTGTGTCTAATATCTCTACTGAGCCGTAACAGATACCATCATTCATCTTGGCATCACGAACTATGTGGGACGCATTCTTAAGCTCAACAACTGATGAGTCCGGATGGTCTAACTCGCCGAGGGCCCTATTTTCTTGAATGAACTTTTGATAGTTACGAACCTCTCTCTCCAATATAGGCCCAGGATACACTCTGCCGTTCTGATTAAGTGTATCGGCTTTTTGCAAAATTCCATTCATCACTATTTTGCCGCCATTCTGCTCTTTGGATTCAGTAATCATTTCCGGCGAATACTCAAACGCTAGCCACTCAGTCAAAAGTTTTCTATTATTCATCTTCATCCTCTATCTCACTGATGAGAGAAGAAATCACCATCGCCTTCGAGGCAGCATCCTCAATATGGGTATTATCCAACGATGCAATTTTTTTCTCAAGCTGCTCCCGTTTCTCTAGTAGGACCTTATTATCGCACGTCTGATAAAATTTTTCTAAGGACTTCATCGCTTGCTCCTTGATTGCCGCGATTTGAAAGCTCAGCTCATCATTATTGCGCCCTGACAGGCGGTTCTCAATTATCTGTCTCTGTTCCTCATTCAAGAGTGTTCTGTACTTTTTATTAAATTTTTCAGTCATTATCTTCAGGGATAGAGGATTTGCCTCAGATTCTGAGTTAAACTCTGATTCTTCGGGCTCTCTCACAAGCCAAGCCTCCAGAACGTTCTCATATTTAACAATCTCATCTGGGCCTAACTTTTGACCGCCGCGCCACTCATTTAAGAGCGCCTGGACAGTTGCAAATGTCTTATATTTGCTAATTTTTCTACTATAGAAGTTTGAATTGTCAATCTTATGGTTGATCTCCCTAATGAGGTTGGACTTCTCTGATCGTAGTTTATTAGCATCATGATTTAAGCACGCGGATCTGCTCTCTGCAATTATCTGGCGTGCCAAATTTCTATTAGGGACCCTTGTGTGAACCAGTGCATTGAAGAGCCTGAATTCCTTATGTAATTCAGTGTTCTCCCTAAAGTGATGTTGTAATAACTCAATACCTTGATCGGCCCTTTTCTTGTCGCCCGCAACAAGATTCTCACTAGCATGTCTTACCAACTGCTCGTGTAATAGACCGACGTTGCGTTTCTTATTGTGCTTCGCCATTTTGGTCTTCACTCCTCATCTCAAGTTCACTATCAGATTCAGATAGCAAAGTCTGTCTAGATATACCTATCTTGTTCGACATGTGTCCAAGCGTTTTAACTAGATCAAGTGTCAATCTTGGAGGGGCAGTCGATAATTCTTGTGACTCCTGGAAAGGTGAAGTTATGAAGTCATCATCAAAAGGCTTGTTTAGACTGTCCTGACCTCTTCCGGATCGGCCGACTGATGTCATTCTCGAGAAATCAGGTGTATGTGTGGATAAAGGACCAGTTCTCACAACCCTTGACTTCTTGATCGGCTCGCCAAACGCGTTCATGATCGCATTTTGGGCCTTGATCGGTGCATCATCATCATCGATGGAGAGGTTCATTATTACCTCCTCATCCTCATCAATATCGCCCTCGTCCTCATCTCCGTCGGGAGGCAACGCAGTCAATAATGCCCCCACAGGACGGTCGGCTGCGAAGAGTCCGCCCTCCTCGCCTCCGAGCTCCTCGCCCTCGCCTCCGCCTTCGCCTTCCTCAGCAGCTCCAGCAGTTTCTACCTCAGCATCATCGATCTTATCCTGAATTCTGCCCTGAAGAACATCCTTGATCTCCTCATCAGTCAATCCTAACACATTTTTTTGAATCCAGGCCCTGTTGACAGAACCTTCCGGGGCAGTACCGGCGATCTCAAAACGCGTCCGGACGAGCTCTAACTTTTGCTGCTGGGCTATCGTCGAGGGGTTAGAAAGATACAATTCGAAATCAGCCAACTCTTCCCCCTCGTATCCGTGACAAAATAAATGAATCATAGCTAGCTTATTCAACTCAGATAAAACAGTCTTCTGTATTCGTTGAATTGATCTTGAAAACCTGATATCCTCCTGCGCCAGGGTGGCTTTGGCACCAACATCCTCATCATAACCAAGATAAGCACGTGGAATTTTAAGTGCGGCAAATAATTTCTTCTGGATGTACTCTACATCTTCGATGGCTGCTGTGTTCTGACCACCGGCCAATGTATCAATCTTAGTCCCTGATTCTCCGCCACGTACTGGTAAGAAATAATCCTCATCGACACTCAATGGATTGTACCGAAGATCGACCTTTCCGGTATCCTGGTCAATGACTTGATTTCTCTTTAGCGAGGTCTGGGCTTGTTCGAGATAATTGGGAACGTCCTCCGGAGGAACATTACCCACATCAATGTAGAACACGCGGCGTTCAGGAGCCCTAATCACCCTATAGACCAACATAGCATCCTCAATGAGGATCAGCTGTCTCCATATTCGGCGGGCAGCCTCAAGAACTGAGTTTCCATACGGCAAAAAGGCGTCATTACCGAGTAACCTGAAATGTGATACTTGCCAGTTCTCCAAGAGCTGATTGCCTTGGGTCACCCATCTAAATCTCACAGCTAATGGATCTTCTGAGTCAAAGCCCTCCTCACGCTCCATCTCACTAATTGCGATCGGGTAAGCTGCCACGACTCCGAACTCAGGTGACACATCATTGAAGAGAAAGAAATCTCCATACTTGCAGAGGTTCCTCACCCACATGGAGAGATTAAACTCGACATTCAAAATATCCTGAAATAGATGCTCTAGATGTTCCTGAATCTTTCTATTCTCGGAATAGATGTGTAGGACTCTACCGTGTTCATCAGGAGAGACTGTCTCTTCCGAGTAGATATCCAAAGCAGATGCAATCTCAGGTGTTGTCTCCATCTCACTGAAATCGCTGTACCGTGACAATCTATCATACGCGCCGTACGCGCTCAGTGTATTACTGTATATATTACTGTGTGCCCTTTTAAAGACCTCGAGTGCTGACGATGCAGCAGGTTGCTGAAAATTCTTAACACGTCGCTTAACGACGGGGCCAGATCTAAACAGACGGGTCAGTCGATTGAAAAGGCTCGGTTGATTTGGCATCTTATCCTCATTACTAGGTAGGCTGAATTAATCCTAGTCTATAATAACCACCCGTAATCTATTCCATCAATTGATCCGGACTGCGGCATGCCAGGCATCTCATAGGGCCTAAATGGGTTAAACGCCACCTTACTCCATCGATTGGTTATTCTCTTGGACTGATTTTGATTCACTGCAAACCCATCCAGCATTGCCTTATTTAGATCATGTGTCTGTGGATGATGCATTGGACTCGTGTCAAACAACCACACACCAATTGCAGCAGCAATTACGAGATCATCATTCTTGCCCTTTTGGGCCTGGGCTTTGGACCCCTTCCATATAAAAGTCTTTAGTTCATCATAAAGACGCGCTGAGTAAAATCTCACTGAGGTTGTCCTGATGACCTCCTCAAATTTAGTTAGAATTTGCCCGCGAGTCTGGGAATTGGTTTGAAATCCAATTTTGGCAACCTCGGGAACACCCGCTCCATACAGGGCAGCGAACTTATCCCTTTCATTCTTAAAATATAGATTCCGATAGCCTAGATCAACTAATTTTACAATAGTGGCGTATCCGTATGTGTTGTTCTCAGGGCAGATAAGAGCATCCCCGTACCTATAACCAGCTTCCGCTAGCAGGACAGAAAATTGATCCGGTGGTAACTTTCCTTTGTACTCAGCAACTTGCTCAGAGTTCACTATATCAAAAACTTGAAATGTAGAATAGTCAGCCGCATCACCACGAGAAATGTCTGCTGATATCACATACTTGTGATCTGATAGATAGTACTTCCAAACCCACACACCCATATCCGGGCCCCAGCGCTCTAGAGGCATCTGAATCTGCATGGCCATCTTTTCCAGATCCGGGGCAGATAAAAATGTCTCTCCGGAGGCAGCAAAGTCACACATGAGCTCTTGAGCTATTTGCTTCCTGCTCATGTTTTTCGTCTCAGACTCAAACCACTCATTGTCCCGCTCAGGGTGGACGTCCCACAAAAGCTTAATGAAATTGAACTCATTCTCACCATTTTGAGCGCCCATACAGAGCTCATGGTATTTGTCACCCACTCCGTGAGGGGTCGATAAGACGATAGCCCGGCCGCCGGTGGATAGTGTTGAATATAGACCCAACCAAAGTTCATCAAAATTTCTAATGAACGCAGCCTCATCGACGATCAACAACGACAGTGCTTCCGATCGACCGGCGTCGTCAGAAGTCGGTACCGCTTTGATAGCTGATCCGTTACTAAATTCTAAACCCTGCTTATTAGCCGAAGTTAACTCAGGAATCATCAACCACGATGGCATGCTCCGGATCGCAGTTTTTACTTTTTTGATAAAGTTTTGAGCGACTGCGAGCTTCGTCGCAATGACAAGGATGTTTTTGTCTCTATAAAAACACGCTAGCCAAACTGCATAGGCCGCAGTCAACGTCGATATCCCAAGCTGTCTGGATTTTAAAATGATGTTAAATCGGTGCTTTACAAAATCAGAAAAACACTCATCCTGAAAGGCGTACGTGTCAAAGGGAATTAATCCTCTAGTGGGGTGCTGAATCTTTACGTACTTATTGACAAAGTAAACTGGATCCTTTCCACACTTGACTATCTCCTTTATCTGTTTTTGTTTGCTTATTTTGAGCACATCTAATCTTGAACCCTAAAGACATGATTATATCGATAATAAGCGATTTTTCGGGGTCCGGTAGGGGATCGTAACTCCAGATCATCCTGCCCGCCCAGATCCTCTAGTTTCAAAGTTTTTCCAATGGATGCTCTGTACGCGTTCTTAAGGTCAGCGACCCTGGCATCAATGAGTTGAATGGCTTGATTATTTGCAGCATCTGCCTGTAGTTTAAGTGAGTCCTCAGCCGCAAACTGGACTACGGTGGTAAATTTGAGTGTGAGTCTATCCTGATCTAGGGAAAACTTGATTGAATAAGTTCCATCAGCACTCGACTCCCGACCCCACGTATTGTCTAAAACGTCTCCTATGAGACGTACTGTTTCTAAATTCATTACACACCTCCTGTACTAAATATCACGCTTATGTGGTCCTGGCTTCCCTAACAGAAGGGCGCCATCCTTTTTTCCATCTCTCTAGATTTATATATTTGAAATTTGTCACACAATTGGTGCACGCCGCATGATCCTTGACCGATTTTACATCCTCTAAGTCCCGCAGGACAAATTTACAAACAGAACATGTGAAGGGCTGTCGTTCTCCCATAAAGATGATTTTTGATTTAACTGAATATGACATGTGAGTCGACCCCTCTCCTCTCTATCTCTAGAACATTGTCCACATTATCCTTAACAGCATCAACATGGGAAATAATTAATATTGTCTTAAACCACTTCTTAAGAGCCTCTAAGAATCTACCACAGGCCTCAATATTACCGCCGTCCAAGGCACCAAAGCCCTCGTCAATGATTAAGATATCAGACTTAGACAATGCAGAAAAATTAATTAGAGCGACACGAATTGCCAAAGAAGACATCATTTTTTCCATGCCACTGCAACACTCAACAATTCGACGAGAATCTCCATAGTTTACATAGATTGACATCTCATTCGAACCCTCATCTGACTCCAGCTCTACTGTAAACCCAGTAACTCCCTGTAACACACTGGCTATCTCTTCATTAATTGCCGGTAACCTTGATCGGATCACCTCCAGTGGAATGCCATTTTTTGACGTAGCCTGTTGGAATAATTCAAAGACCTTCCACTGTTCAATCAAATTCTTGAATTGCTCTTTATCCTTTTTGAGTTTATCTATATCAGATGATAGTAAACCAATCGTCTCGGAGAGCACTGCGTGCTTGGCATCTGCCTCACTAATTTCCTTCTTGAGATTACTCAATTTCGCTCTCAGCTGTTTTATCTGTGATGCAGCATCATCAGTTGATAAATTGGCACGCATCTCGTCCAAATTGGCCTCTTCGGAATTAAGTGTCTCATTCCCCTTCTTTAGAATATTTCGGTCGGTGCTTAGACTTAGTTCCAGTTGGCCCTTCTCAATTTCAATTTCGTTGTATTTAGAAATAAGTTCGTTATATCTCTCTAGCTTCATCTCAAGATCTTGGTCTAAGAGTTTTTTAAGACACTTCCGTAACGCCTTGATCTCCTCCTTGAGATCCTCTATTTTAGTATCCTGAGTGCGCACCTTCTTCTTAGCCTTTTGAGCGCTCACTATGTACTGACACGTGGGGAATGAATCCCCGCAGGGGACATCCGATAATTTCTCCACCTGTCTTCCGTAACTCCTTAATCTCTGTTTCTCCTTCTCAGTGGTGTGCTTAGCTGAGGCTAGGGCTATTTCAATCTGTCTTTGCTCGTTCAGCGATCTTCGCAGATCATCTGCGGGAAAGCCCTCCTTAAAGACAGATAATTTTTTAGACTTTTCGAGCATCACGGCCAGATCCTGGGTTACTTCCCCTTCTCGTAATTTCCTTCGTGCTATCTCCGACTTTAAATTACCAATTCTTTCCTTCTGTTCATCAATATCCTGCTGTGTCACGAGATTTCCGTCAGATCTGGTAGCGAGAGTTAGCTCAAGCTCCCTCGCCTTGTGACGAAGCTGTTCAAGAAGTCCCCACAAGGTCTCCCGCTCAATCTCTCTGGCTCTGAGCTTGCTTCTCAGATCTATGATCGAGACATCAAAATCTCTATCTGGCACATTCTTTAAGATCTGTTTGACACCAGCACTCTCCTCCTTAGCAGCCTCATGTAGACGTTCAAACACATCAAGCTCCAAAAATTTTGATAAAACTGTCTTCCGGGAGGACGCCTTCTGTTTGAGAAAGTTATTCATTTCCCCCTGTGCGGCGAAGGAGGTCAAGAGGAAATCCTCTGCAGTGCCTACTATTTTTCTGAGTGTCTTTTCTGTTTCTCTCCGTTGTTCACCACAGAGATCCTTGATGACATTCTGATTTTCATCCACCTCAAATAAATTTAAGTGCGTTGTGGCGCTTAGTTTTCCGGCCCTGGACTGACGCTTAACAGTTTGCCGCTCAATCACGTAATTTTTCCCCGCCTTGGTCACAATGGCTCGCGTTCTGCAGTGACCCTTTCTGGTATTGATGACGTATAGATTAGAGATCGGACCTCGATCTGTGGCATTAAATAAATTATACATCACACTACCACAAATAGAGGACTTTCCAATTCTATTTTTTCCAAAAATTCCGACAATACCTTCAGCGGCATCGAAATTAATCTTATTTCCTTTTCCAAACCCAAATATATTGTCAAACTCTAAGGATTTAAGTGACCATCGGCCGACAGGCACAGGATCTGCCTTGATTGCTGATTTCCACAATCTATGTACCAACTCATCCAGTCTAGTATTCATCCTATCACTCAGCCCTGCCTTACTGAAATAGTCTTGTATCATCCGAGAGACAAAGTTTGGATCCCTCAAATTTAGGTGATTGGATGATTTCGCGGTCTCCATCATGGTGTCAATTCTGGACGACTCGTGCTTTATCACGATCTCAGCAGCACTCTTAAACTCCTTGAGAGATGCGTACAACTGCTTTATCTCACCCTGATTGATGGCTGCATTTGTCCTAATTCTAAACCTCGAGTGATCCGGATACATATCAGCCGCATCGATCGTCTCTGCGACTGTCCCCCGCCAGTCAACTGTCACAAAGGGCCTATCATGTGGAACCTCAATATGTCTAGACTGATATTGACTTTCAGAATCAATCTCCCACAACATGAATCCCTTTCCTGGATGCTCTCCAAAATTCTGTTGGATAGTGGAACCACAGTAAGCTATTCTATTCTCCTTGTCTAAATACTGGTATTTGTGGATATCACCCAAAAAGACAAAGTCATACCCCTCAAACATATCGGCATCAACCTCCCCATCCATCTCCCAATCAATATCGGTCTTGCTCCCCCTCACAGCGCCGTGGAAGAGGGCGATGTTCATCTTTTCCGAGGACGGGGCTAGATCTCCCCAGGCCTGCTCGTCAAAACAGGAAAAATTACTAATATCAATCTCATCATTATACGCGACCTTCTCAGTCATCTTGATGAGATGCAGATTAGGAAGATTTAACGCTCGGATGATCGGGCTTATCGCATCCTCTCGATCCTTATTCAAGATTAAACCATCGTGGTTTCCTAGAGTTATGTAAGTCGGTCCAATATTATTCATCTCCCTGAACCACCAACAGAGACTGTCAATCAATTCAGGTGAAATTCCCTGTGTCTTGGAGTGAACTATGTCTCCCACGACGAAGATCGCATCGACGGCGAGCTCCCTTAGCGTCTGGAAGGCCTTTTCAAAAGCCCTACGATACTCACTATGGCGGCTCAGGCCACGCCAATGTACATCGGCAAAATGGGCAAATTTATACTTCATAATCTTCTTATAATAGGGAACCTGAGCTCATCTCACTTATTTTGTGAGATATCCTCATCATATCAGTGTAGGGTTTCGCGTGGGATAAGACCCCAAGGACCGCCTCTCGAGACAGATCCCCTAGGTCCCGACCAGATGGCGCAAATGCGATCTTAACAGAGCACCCGGTTGCAGAGAGCAAATCTGCCAGCTTGAAAGCCTTCTTCTTTAAGTCCGGATCCAGTGATACGATGCAAGGTGTTTGGTGTCGCATCAACATCTTATAGAGTCTGGATCTCGTGGAGAGACTCGAACCCAAAACGGGCACCGAATTCTCAGGACACTTCATCGCATCCAAGACTCCCTCGACCAAAATCATCTCCTTGGACCAGTCTAAATCAACTTCATTAAAGATGATGTCTTCCTTGGCGATTTTAGCGTTCTGATACTTCATTTTTGTGTCGGGATCAATAGATCGGGCGACGTAATAATTAATCTTTCCCTCCCGATCAAAGGAGGGAATAATGGCTCGTCTTCGAAAGGATCCTCGAGAACAAGAGAGTGCTCTCCACCTCAGCATATCCTTACGACTTAGCCCTCGTCTCTTTAAATAATTAGTGACTGCTTTTATATCTGGATCGCCCTGATTACCAGACCCACCGAGGAGGACAGTCCCTTTCGGCAAGGTCACCTCCTCATCCCTTACCTGCTGTTCCTCAGGCCCTTTTCTTAATCTTACATTTCTAGCATCACTTGCAAATCCCGGTCGAAACTTGGCTATTAATCGATTTACGCTCAAGCCCTTGATTCCGCACACCCAACAGTGATACCGTCCGTCATCTAGGCGTACCACGAGCTTTCTTTTCTCTGTCCTAGCATCCTTACATGCTGGACACCTTAGACAGTAATTTATTCCGTCCCTTGATAATACTCCGCTTCCAAGAGCTCTGTCTAGCAGCTCCCTGATATCTCTAAAATCACTCACATCTCAAATGTACGATATCTTGCGTTGTTGTTCAAGTTTTAGGCCGGCCAGACAAATCACGGCTGCGTCTGCAATATCAAAACATTCTGGGGCGTGGATGATTTGATCCTTTCTAGGTCCGGATTTCAACGTCTTCATGGGCCAGTCAAAACCATGAAATTCAGGTATACCTTGCACCCACTTTAAAACTTGTTCCTTAATTGAACTCTCACTCTTCCTATCAATCTTAAGGCCCACAAGGGACCTAGCACTATTCACATTAATCATCTCAACAGGCACGTCGAGGGTGTCCTGGGCGAGAAAGCACACAATTCCATTAAACCTCGCTAAAGTCGATAGAGTCCTAGCAGAGGACAGACCTCGACGGAAGGCTTGCAGATTCTCCTCCACCACGATCTTGTCTATCTTGAACTGATCCCTCAGCTTCCTAAATTCATCTCTTACCATGGTAG